AGCCGAGAACTTGGTGACAAGATCCTGAGCTGTGCCGTAGGCGTTGTGTTCGAGCACCGCAGTGACCGAACTCCCGTTGAATACCACGGCCAGAGCCACAGCATTAGCTGAGGTCAGATCCTTGTCACCTACTCCAAGAGTGGGTGCTGGCACAAACGTGAACATCACTGAGCTGCTGAGGGCATCAGCAGCGTTCACAGTGTGATACCACCCCGTGAGGGTGGTGGAGTCCGGGGCACGGACAGTGTCCAGCTTGAACCAGGGGTTCGGCTGCTGGGTGAACTGGGATGCGTACCCCGGCTGGTGGGTGATGATCTCATTGTCAACACCCAAGAACACCAGCACCAAGTCCCCCACGGCAGGAGTGCCACCAAGCGCCACGGTGATAGAGGTTGCGGCTGTGACAGAAGTAGAGGCGGAGAACTTGATGCTGGGCATTATGCTACCTCAGGTATAAGGGGCGGGCGGAGACCCGCCCCAGATAGTAATCCTTCAGGATCACGTAGTGTGGATCGAGCTGGTCGTACGGACCTGGTACAGGGCCGCCTGACGGTACATGCTCCAACCGGCAACACCGTACCAGCCGATCGGACGAGCCCTCATGAGCTTGTCAACCACAGGACCCACAACGACGTGGAATTCCTCGGCGACAGCCTCGGCGAGAGCCTGCTGACCAGCGAACAGGGTGTAGAACACGCGGGTCGAACCCGAACCGGTCGTGTCGTTGAACGCACGGGGAGTCTCCACGAAGAAGGCACCTTCGTACTCACCGATCTCACCAGCCCAGACAGAGCCCGGAGCAGAGTACACGTGCGGAGCACGCCAACCGGCAATGGAGCCGGACTCAGACCGGAGGTCGTAGGAGACCTCAGGGTGGATCGCAGCCCAGTACAGCGCACCCTTGCGAGGCATGGCCTTGCCGGTACGGAGCTTGGTGACAGCCGCACGAACGTCGCGGGACTGCATGATGTCAGTGCTCGTGATCGAGCTGTTGGCACCGGAGTTGATGAGCATGGAGCCACCCGCTTCGCGGATGATGTTGGTTCCACCGACCAGCACGTTCAGAACAACGGCGTCAATGGAGTCAACCATGTTGAACGCGACGATGTTGGCGATCGCAGGATCGATGTCCGAGAAGCTGAAGAGGTTCAGCAGTCGGGTGCGGAGGACGGCATTGCCGTACTCGGCGAGGGTGACCGTAACAGTGGACGGGTTCCCGATAGCAACCGCATCTGGGTCGATGGTCTCAGTGAGCGTGCTGGTGGCAGTGCTCAGATCATTGTAGAGACTGAAGACAACAGAGGAGCCTGGCTTGTCCTGCTGTGCAGCACGCTTGTCGGCGACTTCACGGTGGAGGGGCTGGGCACGGAGCTGGAACTCGACCAGTCGGTCATACGCGGTCTGGACCAGGGCCGCAATGGCGCTAGTGCCAGTATAGGCGTTAGCCACTGGTTATTCCTTACTGGTTAACGTATCCCTCGAACTCCTTGAGGGTGTTCATCAGCTCCTTGGCTGCACCGTCAGGGTTGTTGGGGTCGTATTGGATTTTGTCAAGTCGGGACTTGAGATCCATCTGGATAGCGGCGTCGTACGCCGCGATGTCTCGCTGGGTCTGGTAGCCCCGTTGTTCGGATTCAGTGAGAGTAGACTCGTTCACGTCGCCCTGCTGGCCGATCCGTCGATCGCCGAAGAGTTCCTTGTTCTCGTCAATCCACTGCTCGACGGACGTCTCGTCCGTCTTGGCGTCCTTCGGATAGAACTTCGCAATCCGAGGATCCATACCTCGACTGGCGAAAAGATCAGTGATGCTAGCACGGGCTCGTTCAGCCTTCAGTTCCTCGATCAGCGCTGCGTCTTCCTTGCGCTGCTTACTGAGTTCCTTGAAAGCCTTCCTAAGCTCCTTGATACCGGCACTGTCGTCGTTCTCGTCCCAATCGGCCATGCTGTTTCTCCCTTGTATAGGCCACATCCAGCCGGGGGAGCTGGACGGATACCGTGTGAGTCTCAGACGTTAATACATACATCCACCGCTGAGTGAGGTGGTGCAGCGTCCGGATGACAGGATTCGAACCTGCGTTCTCCTGCTCCCAA